AGAGCATTCGGTCGTAGGGGATCAAGCTATTACCCCCAACATCGTCGGCCCTATCCTGACCCGTTTGGCCACTACCAGTACTGGGATCAACTTGAGGAATCGTATCAACTAATTCATTGAAAGTCCAGTGTCCAACTATCCCATCAGCAAGACCATTGTAAGAATCGCCCAAATTGCCAATAAACTTATAGGTTGCTTCTGCTGTCCGGACGCCCCCAAGTGCAGCTCGGATGACATCGGAATCTTTTGCTGAAGCAGCAAGTTTCGGAGTAAAACTGGCCACATGGTACTTCAAAGCAAGATCAACTGTGTCAATAGTAGGTGGACCCAAAATAATAGCGCCAGCTATATAAAGCGTAGTCGATTGTGGAGTCAATGCTCCCTCAGGCTTCCAACTGTCCTCCTGGGCATCAAGGTCTAATTGCGTGTCGGCTGTTGTCGGCGGCACGTAAGGCATATCTATGCAATGCAAATGGGAAAAGGCATTGTCTAATTCTACTAGGTCTGAGCGGGTATTGCCGCCTGCTCTTGTGCTCTCCTTCATACCCACAATATCTAACTTCACACCAAGACCTAAGTTATTCTGACTGTTTCGGTCAATAGTGCTATCGAGGCCAATTAAACTATCGACCCGAGTAATTAAATAATAAGGAACAGATGTAGTTTCAGTGCCAGTGGGTCTCAACGGCAAGCCACCCAATGGGAAATAATGTGCAATATAAATCGAAGGCGCACCACGCTCCTCTATTTCGCTCCGCAGGCCGACTGGAACAATACCGAGTATCTGGCCGACGTCTCGGTCCAAATCAGAATCAAGACCACGCCAGCGATAATCAAGACAAAAATCCTGGCAATTGCGCAAACCACCCCAAACAATACCTTCATACTTAAGGTGTTCTGGAAAACTTAATTGTCTGCCCAACGCTTTTCTGTGTATTGATGCATCTTGATTACCCTGTTCAGGCCCTTCAATTTCAAGACTTTGTGGCAAAGACAGATTCCATGATGACCAATAAAGATCTCGTCTTTCATTCCCTCGGGTACTACCAGTGAGTTCGAAAATGAATTCTCGTTGATAATCCCTATGTGCATTACCAAATTTCAAAGCACCATATTCAAAGTCTTCGACAAGCGCGATGGTCTCAAAGCCACCCGTAGCAGGATAATATATGTGCTCATATACACGGCCTCCTCTAATCACATCAGCAGCGAGGTGTGACCCGTTCCGTGTGCCATTAAAGTCATACTGCTTAATCCGGCATGTGACCGTTGCGCCAGGTACAAAAGCGTTCCCATTTTCATCAAAGACACTTGTATCACCACTATGATTTGGCACGTGGCTAGTAAAGTTATTAATATCATATACTATGCAATATAATCTCTGATTAAGAGTGTCAACAGCCATACCACGCCCAAACAGTTCGTATTGGTCTCCTCGGATCGTGGGTATTTGCGCGTCTCCCGAAGGAGAATTCTGCAGCTCTACGATAGCCTCTATAACTTGACCAGTTTCAGCATTCCCCTTATAAATCTTACCTGCTGTCTGATAAAAGAATAAGTCAGGAGTTTCTACAACACTTCGAAAATCGGTCTTACATGTTGCTACGGCCAATGGTATTTCGGCGGGATGAGCCTGATTTCCACTTAATACGGCATTCCTACCTTGATCACGACTCCCATCCAAATCTGCGAATGTAGATTTAAAGAGATCGTGGACGCGCTCATCGGACCAAAAAAAATTTGGTGTAGACATAAATATGCTCCAAAGTAAACCTTACTTTATATATTTGATATTAGAAAAGTATGGAACTAAATATTAGTTGTCCAAGTCATTATATTTTGAAACATATCCTGGTTGCTTGGAGCGCTCTAATTCTCTTTCATATTCTTCAGAAATTACTTGCTGTAATTTCTGCCTGAAGCTAGAATTAATAGGATGAGCGATATCAGAAAATAACTTAAATCTTCCGCTGTTGTCTTGCTGGACACGATCTTCAGACAATGATTTTCCACACTCATTGCAGAACTTGGCCCGTATGTGATTTTTAGAATGGCATTCGGGACACTTGTCCATGATTTTTCTGCTTGGCATGGCCACAAAAACGCCATTATCGCCATTAATAATTTTCATGTCCCTGACGACGAAGCATCCATCTATGATAATAGAACAAAAACCCTTAAGTTTTTCATTCCCATCTACGATTTTAACATTTACTTCGGTGATTTCCATCAATCCAACTCCGCTATGCTTTTGTTACATTTTATATTTGCTATTTGCCACCATAACCCTTTAGTGCTATTTATGAAGATTATTACGTTTTATTAGTCTTCTATCTATTTAATTTTCAACGTATGACCATCATGATTAACATAATCGTTTAACCCATCGCTATCCAAGTCCCATTTATACACATCCAATACTTCAGTATCAGTCAAAATAAGCACTTCGTCGCCATTTTTAATCCGTTCAGAAGTAGCTTGGACGAGAGGATTGCCAGCAAAATATGTGCAATCATCATACCATTCCACAACATCAATATCGTGCGTTGTTTTTCGACCAGGCAGCACTGGAATACGAACTTTTATTAAATAATCAGATTGGAAATGACCAATATCACTGTAATCAACAATATTACTATTTTCATCCATCGCTACAACATATTTCGGCGTGGTCAAAGAACCAACTTCAAGCATGGAATCAATAAATTTATACCCTACAAATCCCGATGGAAGCGACAAAACTTCGTATTTATAAGACGCCTGTTCACAATCATGATCGGCGCTTCCCCATTCAGACACAAATTCATCTTCGGTATCATCGAAAGGATTGACCTCGTCCGGATCTTCCGAAATCATAATATTGCGAAGTTTCATAATTTAATTTTGTCTACGTCAACCACAAGTATGTCATATCCGGCGTCCGATAGGAATTTGGCGATCATTCTGCCAATTTTGCCAGCACCAAGCAACAGCACTTTGCTCATTGTGAATACTCCGCATATAGAACAATGTTGATGCTATATATTTGTGATAAGGGATTATGCGGGGCATATTAATATGTTAAAGAAGCATTATTCATGTTGTAAAAGAGCTTCTTCATCACCATAACCAGAATCTTGCCAGTCAGTAGCTTTTAATCTTTCATGCTTCTGTCTTGCATCTAATTCTCTTAATTGCTCTTTAATATCATCAACTCTATTGCCAAATTTGGCAGCTATTTCAGGATGCTTTTCAGCCATTTGCAGAATATCTTTTAATTGAAGAATCCTTTCTTCAACATCCATGCCGCCAGCTTGGCTGGCAGCCATAAAACTAGATGCCTCTAATAATGCGGTGAATCTTTTTAAAGTTGCCTCGTCCCAGTGACCACCACGCTTATGGTACACGTTTCTGGAACCAGTATCAACTTTATCCATCGCCCTATCTCGCGCATAGATGCGTGCCATAGCATCATTGCTAGCGCTGTTGCGTGCAACCTCTCGTTTGTTGTGCGCATTCGGATCGTCCTTGCCCGACTCTTTTGACCCAGATTCTAATGCTTTTAAGCGCTTGTTTACTTTGTTCAAATATTGCACTAATTTGCTAAAATTGCTCCGAACAGCCGGAAGCATTTTCTGGGATTCATGTATTTGTGAAAGTTTCATAATTTAATTTTGAGTCCAAATATATTATTCTTACCTCGTCGATACAAAAAAAGCCCGGATCGGCGAACCAATCCGGGCTTCTTAATTTGCCTAATAGCAGCGTTTCTTACAGGTTCGAAACCGTAATCACACCATAGTAAAGACCACCATCTTCGATCAATTTTTTACCATACCTGGTCATAATCCCCTTGTTCGGTGTGAACGAGTTCGGATCGAGGACGGTCGGAGTCGACAGCAGCGGAATGTATGGAGCATAGAAGTATCCAGCATCCAGTACGCTTCCACCCTTGAATCCCATAAGGATCCGACAATTCGGGAAGAGTGGGTCCTTGTAGACCTTCATCTTGCCCTGAATCGAGCCAACATTCATGATTCCGATATCCACGCCATCAGTCGTGAAGGCGTCAGAGGAACGGAAATCATTCAACTGCTCAAACTTCGAGCAGACGTCAGCCGACGTCACCATCCAGTTTGCAGGACCACGCAAGGTGGTTCTATGGATGATGTTCGCAACTTCCAGAGTCTTGTACAGAAGCGCAATGTTACGATCTGTAAAGTTAACCGAAGACCCAGCGGCAGTCGCGAAGTTATGGCTAGCACGAATAGCAGCGGCAATAATCAGATCGTTAATGATTTCACGATCGATTTCCGCAACCATCTCATCAGCCATCAAGTCGGTAAGAGTAGATTCAGCATCAATGTTGTGAACCGACTTGAGATCCTGTGCAGCTTCGAGACTCCAAGAAGTCTTAAGCTTACGTGTAACGGCAGCAACACTGTCGCTGTCGATACTCAGGGTAACTTCTGGCTGGAAGGGGTTAGCTTCCAGGTCATACTCATAATTCACCCGACAAACAGCCGTCGAAGGGAATTCGCCAGAGTCATCATCAAGGATAACGGTGACGGTACCAGTGGTGTGATCAAACTTAGTCTGACCAGAACGGGTATCGACGGCAAGGTTGGCCGTGAAACCAGAACAACTTCCCACCAAAACCACATCCGGATCGCCATCAGCGTCGAACGAAACTCTCAGGCAAGGCGTTGCGTCGGAGCATGCGGGATCAGCATCATCTGCATCCGCAAACACTTCAACCACAACCGTACCAGCAAGAACCGGACGATGAGCCAGAGTACCCGAAATAGTGTAGTCAGTAAGGGTTGAAAGCGTTTCACCCTTAACTTCCTGAGCACTATAATAAGGATCAAGTGCCCAACCGTTCTGCCGCGCAAATTGCTGAGCAGTGTTCTGACGCATGATCTGAGTACCAGCAGTCGTCTGGCCTTTAGAAAGAGCGTAACGATATCTAATGTAGAATATCAGACTCGCAGGCTGACTCATGGGCTGGACGCCGACAAGACTGTCAGCAATCAGCTTTGGATATGACTTCCGAATTAACGGAAGAGCAAATCGCGTAAAGTCAGCAATGTTTGCTGTAGTAGTCTGGTCTTCAAGAATGACCGATCGATTCTCAGGATTCCAAGCGTTGTACTGGTTTTCGAGAATAGCTGCCATCAGTCCAAACTTGCTTTGAGTTACCTCGCGGCATTTGCTTAGAACCGGCGACCATTTCTTGACCAGTTGATTCTTCTTGGCTTCATGAAGAACGCCTGCACGATGCAGATCAGTTTCTTCCGTGAGAGGACGACCAGATGCACCCTCAGTAAGGTGGCGGCGCTGTGGGGCGCGTTCCCTTCGTGTTGGTAGAGTCATCTTAATCTCCTAAAAAATTTTAAATTCTTAAATTAAATCTTCATCCATGTCATTGGCGATTGAACCCACCCCACCACCATTAGCATTAGCGGAGGCAATGTGAGAGTCTTTTCGCGAAGGGACAGGACGAGGATCTTGACTTTCAACTAACGTAGCACGCGTAGAAACCGGATGGCCAGATCGCCTTCCAGAATCAATGCGAGCGGTTTTGCTCTTAGGTTGTCTATCTTCAACGATCGCACTGGCTTGCACCTGTGCTTTTTTAGCTTCTAAAATCCTGTTTTTCTTCAGGACCTTTTCAGCCAAAGCAGTTTGCCTATTTGCAGTAGTAATGGCTCGCTGCTTACTTTCGGTAACCGCTTTAAGCTTCTGCCTTAGATTTTTAACATCAGCTTCGAGTTTCCCATTTGGCTCTCCATTTGGCTCTATCCCCTCTACCAAGGATACAATTGATTTAAGCCTGGAAACAGCTTCGGATTCTCGAAGGGCTGATTGCTTGGCAACAGTTGCTTCAACAGCAGCTCCCTTGGTTTCGCAAAAAATCTGTACGCGACGAGCCAGTTCACGCTTATGCGCTTCAGTCTCCTCAATGCACACTTTTTTTGCTTCTTCAATTTTAGCCGAATATTCGGCATCAAATTGCTTACGCAAAGTCAATTTGTAATTCTCTAAGGATTCACAAATTTGTTGGGATAATTCGGATTTGACTCCGACCTTCTCCAACAGCGATTTAATCTTTTTCATTTTATTGACTCCCAATGTGTCGCAATAATATATTTTTGACCGAAACGCCACAACAATTAATTACTATATGATTATTTAAGATCAAAATACTTATTGATCTCCTCAACAACCATATTTTGGTAAATTTTTTGATCGAACATCCCACGCGATTTCTTCAATGGTTTCAACCGGTGGTCTAACCCCTCTCTGATATTCAAAATTGCATTGGAAACAGATGGTTCTGCAACAGCGTCCCACGTCACGAAAGAATACCCAGGTAACACTCTGTACCTTTCTTGCCCGCCGGATTCTGCAACTTCCATGTCTCCAACACCACGAGAAGAAATCCCAACACGGATATTATGCTCAAACAACCCCCTTAGGCATGCCCCGCATGGCAATCTATGCAACACTTCTGCTTCGCCATAAACTTTTCGACCTTCCATCCATATTTTAGTAATTAGATGGCTGACCCTATCCAAATGAATCTTAGCATCTGCCGGATGGTCATATTCTCCCATCACAGCCCTAGATGATATATCCTCCTGGATAGATTGTACTGCTGGAGCTAACACTTCGCTCGCACCATAAACCCTCCCATTAGCATTTTCAATATCACCTTCTTGGAATAATCCAGTGACTCTAAGGGCGGGTTCTTCTTGTCCGTTCTTGCTTTCAACAACAATGTCTTTTTTGTCAAGGACCTGAAATGCAAAAGTGTCGCGAATTAATTGCATACCGGACGGAATAGTGCCAGTTTCAGCTATCACACGACGATTAACAGAATTTTCTGATATCGTCAATTTTCCTCGTCTTGTAGGAAGCATCAGTTATCTCCCTTTCTTGCAACAGGGGGCTTAGTCCCAGAGCCGTTATCTTTTTTCAAACTAGGCCCAACACTGTCAAGTTTATCGCTACTAGCCTTGGGCATTTTATGCTTAGGCATGTCGCGCTTATTGTCTTTAGTGTGCTTGTTATATTTTGTGCTCTGTGGGTGAGTAATGTCTTTATCTTCAGCAACTTCTTCAGTTTCGTCTTCATCGTCCATAGGACCTTCATCGTCCATAGGACCTTCATCGTCCATAGGACCTTCATCGCCAATAGGACCTTCATCCATATTTTCAAAATCAGGCATTGCATCTGCTGCTGGTTCAGGAGGCATTGGCGTATCAGCTGCTATAGCGTCCACAGGCTCCATTCCAATAGCTTCGTCTTCCGGACCCATATCCATGTC